TTTCTTCTATCCAGGCGGCTTCTTTCAACCCAATAGTAAACGACTTTGCTACTGTAAACGAACCTTTTGGTCTACCCATTTCTTAACGCTCCCTGGCAATGTCTACAATAACCATCTACTAATCTGTATTCTAATTTTGGTCTTACGTAAGACTCACATCTTTTACAATTCATAGTTTATCCTCATAACACTTATAACATTCTAAATATATTTCTAAATCATCTAGCATCCTAAAATGACCGTGTGTTATTCTTTTGCCGCAGTCAGTGCAGTTCATAATTCAGCCTCTAAAGGAAACGCATACTTTCTTAGTTGTTTTTCGCATTCAGCTATCTTAGGTAATAGATCTCTTTTCATATATATCTTAGATAATGCTTCTAAAGCCGTTACTACGACTAGCCGTCTTGTTTGTTCTGATTGTTCAAAGTCCATTTGGTCACTCCTAATACACCTACTACACACTACTATATAAATATTATTATTATTTATTGATTAGAAAAAGAAGGGCTGTTAAAAAAAAATAAAATAGACCGACTTACTAGTTTATTAATAATAATAATATAGTTATTATAACTTAAAAATGTCTTTAATTGATTTAGGAAGGGCCACTTTAGGGGCTGTTTTGGGCTCTTTTACCCCCTCTTTAGGGCCTAAATTGCCCATTAACCCCCCTATTCCGGCCTTATTAGCGGCATACTCTACTAACATCGACGTCCAATCACCATCCTTGGCCGCTTTTCTTATTCCATTCATTGGATCTAAATCTTTTCCTTTCTGAACCATCTTTCCAACCGAACCAAAAAAAGAATGTTGAAAGTCTTCAAGTTTAGTATGCATCCTTTCTTCTATTTCATCTATAACGGGTTCTAATCTAAATACAAGCCATCCCTCTTCATCAAATTTTTTTTCCCATTCAGCCACAACCCATTGACGTAGTAAGAATCTATACATTATCAAAATAATGACAATCTCTCCCGTAAAGAGATAAATTAAATCCATATTCATGCTTGGTCCCACTGAGCTTGTGAAATTGCTGAAGGTCTACTACAACCTTCACCTTTCATATTTTTTGCAATATAAATTAAATTTAATGCGGCTTGTGTTTCTTGTGTTTTAGTCAAATTGCCTGCTTGTATACGGCCTAGTGTATCGGTAGCATCTACGGCCCATCTAGTGCAACGGTCTAATGTAGATCCAGCGTATTCGGTTGGCGTTACTGGATTATTTCTAAAAATCTTATTTCCTGTGTCTATTACAATATCAACAATACCTTCGCCAGTCCCCGTTACAATTTTTTTAACAGCTTCAGTTACTGTATCTTGTTGTTCGGCAAACCATTTTTTAGCTTCGTCTTTGAAAACATACGCTAACACTGCTGAACCTGCTATTATAGACGGAATACCCACTATTATTGCAGTTGTTAAAGCTCCAGTGCCCCTTTCTTTAGTAATTAAATCATCTAAGGCCTTTTTTTGCGTCGGTGTAATTTTACGCAGTTCTACCCCTTTAGGAATTGCGGTAATAGGCATTAGAAATACTTCTTAAATTTTAACTCGCCAAAAGCGGTGCCAGGTTTATCTAAAACGCCTTTAATCACTTTCTCTTTTTTCTTAAAGGGTGTAAATGTGCTTGGTTTTGTTGGGGGTAGACTAGGAGTGCCAACGGTGTCCCCCAACAAATCTATCAGTAGAAAAAGAGCCGCTAACATTATTCTTCACGGTCTCTGAATTTTTTGAATGCGTCAACTGCTTGTTGACTTCTAAATATTGCATCTATAAGTTTAGTTAATTGGCTCATTTGCTAATACTCTTTAGTTTAGTCATAAATTTACCGTTTAACGCCAGGAGATCCTTTGGTGCCATAGTTACATGAGTCCTGGGGTTTGTCATTCTGTCATCTAGTAACTGTTTAGTAACTGTTACCATTGTCTTTAACTTACGTTTAACTGCTGTTTTTGTCATTCCTTTAGGCATTATACTAACCTCTGTATCGCTGTTTGTATGTCACTGTTACCGCCAGATTGATTAGTAATCTTTAATTTCATTTGAAAACCCTTAATATCGTTTACTTGAAATATAGTCCAAACGTTAGCAACGTCTATGGTTTCTTGATCGCTTAGTAAAGCAATAAAAGCATTTGTTGCACTATCAGTTCTTATAGTTGCTTTAGGTCCTCTTTGCGCTGATATTGGATTTAAATTCAAATAACTATCGTTAGCATCGCCGCCAAATAACAATTCAAAATAATAATTGCCTGTATTTGATACTTGTATAGCAATATTTAACAAACTATAACCATATGTGCTGATAACTTTGTTACTAATTATTTCGGCATTGTCGGCTATTGCTAAATCTGTTTGAAAATCTATAAACTGTTCATCACTGGATTTAGTTCCTTTCCAATTACCCTTTTCATCTATAAAGCCAGTATCTAATGTAGGTTGGATATATTGTGGAACTTGTATAGTTCCGTCAACGGTTGCACTTTGCACGCCGGCTTCTCTGGTTAAACTCCAGGGAGCATATCCAGTTCTTTCATAAGCCATTAAAGGCCTCTAAGCAAAAACGAGGGTTACACTTGCTTGAGCGCTTCCAACATCGACATCCATTGCAACTGCGACAGATACTTGGTTAGATCCAACTACCGGAATAGCAACATCTAAAGATAATGGCATGTTTGTCATGCCGTTAGATGCGGGTGTTCCATCTACACCTTGACTTCCAATACATAATGTTTCTTGACCACTAGATAATCCGTCTCCAGATAACTGCATAGCAAAGGTAGCTGCACCATTTGTCGCACTATCGGTGGAAATTGATGCTATAATACCAACTATTGCACTGGCTCCACTTGGAACCTGAACACTTGCGGTTGTTGATTGTCCGTATAAGCTATCTAAAGCTGTAAACGAATCGGCTGCGGTTATTGCCCCTTCTCGGGTTCTGTAGAATGCACACATTTTTATTTTTTCCTTTATGCCTTGATCCGAATTGGGCCTAGTTTAGCCAAGGTTCCGGATGCGAACCCTTTTGTTAAAGCCTTAGCGACAAAAGCTGCCCCTAGAGTGCCTATAATTTTATTTTTATTAGCCATTACTTGTGTTTGCATACCTGTTAATGCTCCAGATATGTTACCTGATAATGCTGTTTGAACTGCTTGTGCTGCGCCAGTAGATTCAGACAGTGATAAAGCCGTTCCAAGTTCTACGGCTGATACGTTAAATGATTTCTTTGCTCTACGTCGTGGAGCTTTACGTCTTACTGCCATAGCTATAATAGTTATATTTTGCTATTTAAGATTGCCTGGATATGATTTCCGCTAACACTTTGTCATAATACCCGCATGAAGTGCATAGTAATTGACTAGTCCTTGTCGTCAGAGAACTGCACGGTTGACACCAATGTGTAGTTTCTTTAGTCTGTCCGATCTCTTTTTTCATAGCATCATGAATTAGCTCGTTAATAACTTCTGATGCCTTCTTGCCTTTTTGCATCTTTTCTTCTATCCAGGCGGCTTCTTTCAACCCAATAGTAAACGACTTTGCTACTGTAAACGAACCTTTTGGTCTACCCATTTCTTAACGCTCCCTGGCAATGTCTACAATAACCATCTACTAAT